AGTACCTACAAGTGTTCCAACTCCTATACTAGAACTTGTAGCAAGAGCGTTCATCTCTGCTACACCAAGACGTACAATGCCTCCTACATCAGCAAAAGGAGCTTCAGCAATGGAGGCATGACCTAACATCAATCAGCTTCCTCTATTGTGTTGCCTTCAGCTACCCATTCTTGGATTGCTTGGTAGTGTCTGTTGGCAGGGTCTAGTGGTACAAATAAAGTTTCATTATCTATAACTGCTTTTATAGAACAATTTTCTTTTATATTTTTATCATAGTCTATTATTTGATTTAAATATTTTGCTGATGTAATATTCATAATACCTCTCTATATTTCTGCATCAATGGTGATTTTTCCAGTACCAGAACTTATACCGAGAAAACCATGGTATGTACTGGTATGATCTGATCCGGGTGTAAGTGATATTACAGCAGAATTAGCTATATGATCTCCACCACTTTGAGACACACATGACATAGAACTGAGAGAATCATACGTGACACCGGGCTTGTGCACTCTATCGTAGTTTATTGTGCAAGTAGGTAACGCTCTCTTTTCCATAAAATGAATAGATGTTTGATAAGAGTTAGTATTACTCCTATTTCTAGATACTTGCAAATTACCATTTTGATTTCCGCAAGGAGCAAAAACTTCATAATACCTCTGACACAAAGCTAGTTCTTCCCCAAATGACCTATGCTCAAATGGTGTGGCTTGTGAGCCTACTTCTAGTTGGACTCCAGTTAGATGTAATTCATTATCGGTGTTATCGTAGAACGAACCAATACCCACTGCTCTCATATTATCACTTGTTGCTCTTGACTGCCATGTGTTTGAACTATATGTACCACCAGTAAAATTAGAACCTGCATGAATCCAAAAATTAAGTTGCATACTTCTAGCATTATCATCATCAAATGTTCCAGTTGTATCACCAACAAATGTAAGAATATGTCTTGTCCAACTTGTACTAGTAGTAAATTGTTGTGTGTTTACTCTATTATTATCAGTGTCATCTAGTTCACACATAAAGGTAAATGCTTTATTGGTTTTCATATAAAATGATACTGTTACTTTTTCTGCACTAGATGTTCCTTTTTTTAGTTGTTGTAAATCTTGACCCTCAAAACGATATTGAAGAGAACAATCTTCATTAGCTGCAATAGATGTATCAGCAGTTGTGCAATCCAGTTTCATAGCATTTGCAAATCCAGACAAATCTGTAACAGATGCTTGTGACTGTGTTAATCTTCCAGCAGTATTTCCACTAGAGAATCTATGACGATCTAAAGTAGAATAACCACCACCATCACCAAGTCCAGTAGCACTCGTTGCTCTTTGAGCCACTTGCATTGCACCATTGATAACAATATTTCTTCGCCCACCAATCTGACTATTGGTTAGGACTTCACCCATCTTTGCTAATTCTGCTGCTTTGGTCATCTGTTATTTATCCCCCTCGTTATTATATGTAATTTTTGTCATTTACTATCCTTTTGGGTATTTGTCCTTAACTGCTTTAATTGTAGTTTTCCAACCATCAATACCATTATGATAAATGTCATCTAACTGATCTTCAATGCTTGGATACTCTAGTTTACGTTTATCTGCATATGTCATCTTAGAAATTTTATCTGCTTCTGCTTTAGCATTAGCATCTGCAATAGCTTTTTTTTCTGTTGTATGTTTAGCTTCAAAATCAAAAGAAGATATATCTTTTATTGTTGCATTTGGTGTGCCATCATTGTACTCAATTTCTCCTAATGAACCTTCCCATTGTATTGCATGTATATTAGAATCAATACCATAATTTGATGAATCTACTTGTTCTCCATTTATAATTAATTGTGATTTAGAATCTTCTCCATCTTTGATGTATGTTATTTTAACCATGTTAAAACTCCTATTGTGCTAAGTAATACCAACCAGTAGCTATGTATTTATTATGTGTGTAAACTGGATTACCTCTGTGTGTATGCGTAAATGATGCAGGGAAAAAACAAACAGAGCCTTTTTTTGGTTGTACTGTTAATCCATATTCAAGAAACTCTGTTTCACCTTCGCCTTTTGGTATATCATTTAAATATATTGTCCATGTCAGAATTCTGCTAGATGCTTCACCACTTGCGTGTTCGCAGTGCCAAGTATGAAAGCCACCTTTAGGTGGTGTTCTTTGCACTTTAATTCTAGTGCTATAATATTGTTTCATTTCAAGTGATGGATATTCAGCACCATATTTTTTTAAACCTTCGTCTAATATTTTATTTGTTTGTCTTTGTAAGTCTTGTGTGCCATTTCTTTCTTCATCAAAAAAGAAAGCAAAATCTTTTCTGTTTTGCATACCATCATTAGTAATAGTACCATCAGCACCATGATTTCTTAAAGATGAATTTGCATATATTTTTTCCCAAGCTTCTATCATTTTATCACAATAATCATCTGGTGCTAAATTTTCATAAGAACTTATGAATGTTAAATTTTTTAATTTTGTCATGTCATTCATTGTTTAATTATCCCCTTATTTTTAAACTCTAAAATTTTTGACATTTCTAAAAGATTTTGATTAGACTCGTTAGCTTTTACCATTTCGTTTCTAAAAGATTCTATAGCACCACCAGTGTGTCTAGATTGCATTGCATTCTCTACTAACAACATAGGCAACCAAGCTATTGAACAAGCATATTCATCAACCTCTTTACCATCATTTGGATTTGTACCTTTCATTTGTACAAACCATGCACACTTAAACTGTTTGCATTTTTTAAAATTATTAAGGGGACAATTATCTTCGACTTCTAACTTCATATTAGTCCTTATTAGCTATTATAAAATCTACATAGTTAACATTAATTGCTGCTGTTGATGCACCAACTGCTAAGTTACCAGCACCAATATTACCACTCAGGCTACCACTTAAATTATGCCCGTGATTGTGTGAACCACCACCACCTGTATTACCAGTATTTATAGTCCCTTGTGAAGGTCCATTATAACCTGCAACACCACCTGCATTATAATAAGGTGCATAAATTGTAAGAGGGTGAGAGTGAGACGGTATTTGACTAGTTGATAATGTTGTATTGGAAATATTACCACTCATACTAACACTTAAGTTACTACCATCAGGCGATCCACTTACAGAACCTCCTGCAACAGTTGCACCTGATCCTAAAGCTGTACTAAATGCAACACTACCACCAGTGCCAACTGTGCCAGTTATGATCCTTAATGCTTTGTCATTATGAGTTGTTTGCTTTGTCCAACCAGTTGGTGCCGCAGTTTGTTGAAACAACATAGATGTACCACTAGGAAAACCTATACCAGTAGCACCTCCACTAAATGTAACAGCACCACTAAATGTACCACCCTCACTAGCACTTACTGTGTCAGCTACGGAGAACACATCGTAAACTACAACCTCAACTATGTCATTTACGGATGCACCTTGAGCTAAAACAATAGCTGTACCACTTGTAGATGTGTAGTCAGCTTCACTTAGCTTTACACCATTTTGATATACGTCAACAAAGTTACTGTCTGTGTAACTTAGGGTAGCACCTTCTGCTCCTGCACCACTGAATGAGGTTTGGGATGCAGTGGCAGTATATGTATGCTTTCGTCTTACTCCGTTGGAAGGAGATGTTCCTATGTATGGCATTGTTTATTCCTATTCTTTAACATACTAAGTAGCCTGAAAAGTGGGAAGCATCACCAAAATCTGTTTGTTGTGTGCCACCTGACTGATAAATCTTTGCTACAGCAGTGTCGTTTGCATCCATATCTGCAAGTGCCGTAAGAACAAAAGTATGGTAGGCGTTATCTTGTCCATAATCAGGGTCTATTGTACTGAAATAATTTCTATTACTCGTAGCTAAATATGATTCATAATAGACTGCAGCTGAATCTAAATTTACACCGTATAAAGCATAATTTAATAAATACCTACCAGTTACAGGTGCAGTAAATGTATGGGTACTGTTGTTATAATCAGCATTTTGGTCAAATACTTCTGTGCCAAATTCTACTGTTATACCACTTCCAAGTGCAATATTGGTTTGAGTACTACCAGCTTTAGCTAAAAAAGCAGGTTGTAATGGCTTAGTTATAATACCATTAGCATCTATAGCCATTGAGGTTGTAGTACCTAAAGCTGAACCCTTACCTATAATCAGTGAATCTGCACTGTCATCTAAACCAATATGATAATCTTGAGCATTTCCATCAAATACAATTTTAGTGTCATTAGCTGTGCCATCACCTAATGTGCCTAATCCATTACCTATTACTTTGGTTAATGCCATCCGTTACTCCTAGCCAATCTTATTTGCATCATCTCTTTGCTTACGAGTTGTGTAGTCACTTCTCGCAGTTACAAGTGCAACAAAGTCTGCTTGGTTAGATGGTATTGCATCTGTGAAGCTATCGTCATTCATTAACTTTGTAGTCCACTCTTGTTGCATACGTTTCCAACAGTTGTTTAACTTGCCATTGATTGCACCATCAATCCAAGCA